TTAACACACGTTTGTCCATCAGGGCAACATACTTGTGTACCATTATCATCCTTACACACTTGTTTACTGGAACAACAAGCTCCATTAACACACGTTTGTCCTTCTTCGCAACATGTATCCCCGCAGCATAAATGTCCTTCTTCGCAACATGTATCCCCGCAGCATAACTGTCCTTTCTTACAGCATTGACCCTTAGGACAAATATCGGTGACGCATGATACACAACGTTGATTGGAAGATCCTGAAGGAAAAGGCTTTGTCCCCTTATCGCAGCACTTTTCAGACACACCATTATTATATACCATATTTTTTGAACAAATAATATTACCCGCTAAACATTTACTTGATGAAGTATCGTAACATACATTACCGCAAGGAGATGAACCTGACGGACACTCTAAGCATGTATTTGAATCTTTATCATAATATGGCTTATCAGACGCGCAAATTGGTTCACATCTCTTACTAGTTACATTGTAATTTTCACCTAAACTACATTGTGATTTGTTATTTTTGGATTTAGAGAAAAAATATATAATCATACCAATTGATATTATTACTATGACGAATATTATAACAATAATCGTAGTTTTTTTCATCGTATGTTTTTAATATTAGATGGAATAATATTAGATGGAATAATATTACAACTATAAATTTTGTATAACTATAATAGTTATACAAACAAATTAGTAATAATATGAAACTCTTTCATACCTTACTTTGGATAAAAAATAATCATATGAAACCACAAAGTACAAATATCTATGATATATCCTAATTTCATTATTACATTTTTCTGTGTAAATAATATTGGCACTATCAGAAAACGCGTTAATAAATCCAGATACAATTTCTAAAATTACCTCTTTCGCTCTTTCTTCCGTGCTTACATAACATCTCATATCATCATCAACGTACACAACAAATATATCTTCTGCTTCGTATAAATCGTTTTCATCACCATCACCATCACCATCACCATCACCATCACCATCACCATCATCATCACCATCACCATCACCATCACCATCACCGTCACCATCACCATCACCATCACCATCACCGTCACCATCACCGTCACCATCACCGTCACCGTCACCATCACCGTCATCATCACCATCACCATCATCATCACCATCACCATCACCGCATACTTCAACATCTGTATTACAGCATACGTCATTGCATAATTGTACCTCATTTTTATCTACAACAACTGTATCATTTACCCAAGAATCATTAATTATTTTGTCATTGTTTTCCAGGGCATGCTCATTACATGGAGAGTGATTTTCTACAATTACGCGGCTTCTTTGATCGATACTAGAATTGCTCATATTTTTATAACTATATGTATAAGCACGATTCTTTAAACTAAGTATATAGTTTTATAGTTTTAAAAAACCAAAATGATTAAAAAAGAATATTTCTAATATATAACTAAAAATGGATCAAGCTCTCGCTAAAATACTCAAAAATAACCAAGTAGATGGTCGAATTTTTACTCATGGATCGATGGGGACGATAAAAGGTTGTTATCAACTTAACAATAGTACCAGACAAAATTTCTTCGACTTATATTCTACATCTGTAATGAATAATAATTCAGATATTATAGAAGCGGGAATAGGAGAGACCACAAAAATTCATTCATCTATTCCTGTTCTTGTAGATGTTGATATTAAAATGAAGTATGAAGACGCAACTGAAATTATGGACGGGAATAGTAATATATATACATTACATCAAGTGGAACAAGTTATTACGGTATATCAGCTAATACTTAGAGAAATACTTAATATTAATAATGATAATGATTTGACGTGTGTTCTGCTTGAAAAGCCTCCATATAAGTCTGTTAAAGGAGAGACAAAATATTTAAAGAATGGATTTCATCTACATTTCCCGTATATATTCATGAACAAAAAAGATCAGAAGAATCATCTTATACCTAGAGTTAAAACACAAGTAAAAAACAGAAAAATATTTGATAATTTATTTGAAGATTCTAGTAGTGTAATAGATTCCGGATATTTGTCAACAACATGGTTATTGTATGGGTCATCCAAAGGAGAAGATATGAAACCCTACAAAGTGACTAAAGTATTCGATACTGATTGCGAAGAGATTACAGTAGAAGAAGCTTTCAGAAAATATCAAATATTTGATTCTAATGAGAAGTTGATAAAGATAAATGGTAATATTGAAAAGTATCTTCCACAAATACTCAGTATAATACCTCATAATCGTGTACCAAAAGAAGTAAAAACAAATGTTATATCACCAGTGAAACAAAAATTAATAGAAGAAAGGAAAAAGACACAAACAAGCTTAACAGCCCAACAATCGATTGAAGTAGCAAAAGAACTTATACCTATGATATCTAAATCTAGGGCAGACGATCACAACGACTGGATGACAGTTGGATGGGCTTTATATAATTCTACAGAAGGATCAGACAAAGGGTTTGATATTTGGAACATGTTTACTCAAACCTCTGAAGAACCGAGAGGAGAAGAGAGATGTATATACGAATGGGGTATCATGAAAAAACATGTATATACATATACTCTTGGCACGCTTTACTTTTTTGCTTCACAAGACTCTCCTGAATTATACAGAGAGTATAAATCCAATCAATCGGCCAAATTTATGGAAGAGGCTATCGACGGGTCTCATAACGATATTGCAAAAATGCTTAAAGCAGAGTATGGTTGCGAGTTCACGTGTGCAAGTATTGAATCAAAAATATGGTTTCAATTTACAGGACAAACTTGGGAACAAATGGAAGGAGGTGTTTTTCTGCGTCAAAAAATATCAAATGAATTATCACAAAGATTTACGGATATGCAATACGATATATTCAAAAATCTTGTAGAGTCGGAAAATGCTCAAAACGATGGAGAAAGAGCAAAATGGGATAGACGTAACAAACAAGTACAAACTCTTCGCAAAAATTTGAAGTCTGCTCCTTTCAAAAATAATGTGATGAGAGAATGTCAGGACGAGTTTTTCGATTCGAGATTCAAGGAAAAACTTGATACGAACCCGTATTTAATTGCTTTCCAAAACGGTGTATACAATTTAGAAAAAAATATATTTAGAAAAGGAAGACCAGAAGATTTTCTATCGAAACAAATGAATGTTAACTATCGAGAATATGACGACGACGACGACGAAGTACTAGAAGTTCATAGCTTCCTGCAGAAAATTTTTCCAGATAAATCACTATGTAAATATTTTATGGATTTAGCTTCTGATGTTTTTGTAGGTGGTAACTATCAAAAGAAGGTATACTTCTGGCTTGGATCCGGAGATAATGGCAAATCTATTCTACAAAAACTTATGGAGCTTATGCTTGGCAAACTTGCAATCAAATTCGATACAAGTCTTATAACTGGCAAGAAACCAGGACAAGGTTCCGCTCATGCGGAACTTGCACGATCCGGGGGAGGAGTGAGATGGGCTACACTCGACGAACCCAATAAAGACGAACAGATAAATAGCGGAACAATGAAAAAATTGTCTGGAAATGATAGTTATTTTGCAAGAGATTTGTTTGAAAAAGGTAAAGATACAAGGGAGATTCAACCATTGTTCAAATTAAACTTTGTTTGTAACAAACTTCCTCATATTAAATATAGTGACAAAGCTGTATGGAATCGTATCAGAGTTCTTTTATTCGAATCTGTATTTATGAGTATTAATGATCCTGATTTACCCGAATCGTTTGAAGAACAGTTACGACAAAAGAAATTTCCTAAAGATCTAGATCTAGAAAAGAAGCTTCCAGGAATGGCAGAACCATTTGCATGGATATTACTTCAACATAGAATTAAGGTAACTTCCCGTTTTGAACCAGAGAAGGTATTAATGGCAACGAATATGTATAGATGTCAAACAGATATTTACAGACAATTCATAGAAGAAACAATACTCGAGGATCCTAATGGCTCTATCACTCTATCATTGGTATACAGTACATTTATTGATTGGTTCAAACAATGTTATCCAGGACAGGCTGTTCATCCAAGACCAGAAGTTCAAGACTATTTCGAAACTATCTGGGGTACTTGTGAGTCAGGTAAGAAATGGAGTGGATATCGTATTAGGGATCATAAAGACGATGTTAAAGACGGTAAGACAATTATACTCATGGGTGGTGAAGATGTCGGGGACGATAGCGGTGAAGATCCAAATTTACCTTTTATGTGATAAATGATTTTTAATGTTATAACATTAAAAATAAATTATATTTTTATACATTACATTTTGATCCAATCAGAAGCAAACAGAAGTAATGGACGCTCCGGACTTGCGGCTCTATTCGAAGATTTATTGGAATGTGTTTTATCATTATCTGTAATGATTGAATTAAAAATAGAGCTATTAATATGTTTTGTAGCGAATTTTTGAGTAATTTTTCCACTCTTTCTTCCAGAAGCTACTGTCCATTTTTTCTGATCCTCGTACCCAGTTGTAACTTTTTTGATTTTCATTAATTCCTCGCGTCTATTTTTAACATACTCGTTATGTTCGTTCTCTTCTTTGTCGCGTCTATTTAGATATTCAATAACACCGCGATTGTCAGATGTATATGATCTCCAATTAGTTCCATTAACACCGTGAGATGTTTTATTCCTCTTCTTTTCCCATACAGAGTACGCGTTGTCAAAATCTTTTTCGTTAGAGAAGAATTCTTCTCTAGGTCTTGCTCCGTTCTTAAAATCGATATATTCTAAATATTGAAAAAAATTGCTAAAGAACATCTTCTTAGTTTCCACTATTACTGTATCTGGTTCTTTCCTACTGCGTTTAGTCTTTCCTTTTCCTGTAGTAAAAACTCTACCTTTTATTATACGTTCCACTGGCGTAACTACTCTGAAATATTTATTTTCGTCCATAGTTCCTTGGAAGTCTCCTGATTCGCAATTTTTCATCAACTCTTCGTACGATTTCTTTGATTCGTTAGTATTACCGTCGTCGTCTTTATCTGGCAATCTTTTATTATACGTAACCTCCTTTTTTAGAGTGTACTCATTTACAATCGAGGGACCCTTATATCCCTTAAATTTATAAATTTTATTATTTGAAGGAACATTATGATGTTTAAGTCCTGACCATGCGCTCTCTTGTTTAACTTCTACGACCATTTAATTAATTTCTATATATATAATACTTTATTTTCTTAAATTGATATTTTTACACAAATAATATACAAAAATAACAATGAACCATTCTAGTCTCAAAGAAATCGAAGGAATCGTATTTGGAGTAAGTTCTCCATTGTATATCAAAAGTACAGCAGTATGCAAAATAACAAGTACAAAAATGTCTGGACCAGAACCTAACACCGTTTACGACCCCGCAATGGGTCCGTGCTTCGATAACGTGACAAAATGTACTACGTGTGGAGAAAGCTCGAAAGTATGTACTGGACATTTTGGATATATCGAGTTAAATTATCCGGTTGTACATCCATTATTTTACAAAGTTGTTTCTCAATGGTTGAAATGTTTTTGTTCTACTTGTTATCGGCTACTTATGACAGAAGATCACATCGAACTCAATAACCTTGACAAATATGATGGAATAACAAGATTTAATAGTATATTAGAACGTTTGGAAAAAGTTGACATTTGTTGTCATTGCGGACATCCACAACCAACACATAATCTATCACATCCAGAAAACCAATTTTCTGTATCTCACACCCATAGAGACGAAGATGGTGACAAGAAGACAGTGACAATTTCCATGAGCGCCGAAGATATTCTCCATATATTTGAGAATGTAACAGACGATGATATAAGACTATTAGGAATGGATCCGGAAAATGTACACCCCAAAAATTTTATTTTAATATACCTGCCTGTACTTCCTCCGTGTGCTCGTCCTCCAGTAATTTCTCCAGGAAATGTTAGCGATGATGATCTTTCGGGTGTGTATATAGAAATTGTTAAGAAGAATAACGACCTACTTGAAATTTCAGATCCTAGCGCGAACGATATGAAAGACCTGAAATATAATATTGAAATTTTGTTTGACAATTCCAAAGGAAAAGCAAAGCACAATGCAAATAACAGAGAAAAGAATACACTAAAAGATAGGTTATCCGGAAAAGGAGGTCTGTTAAGAAATAACTTAATGGGTAAACGAGTAGATCAATCTGCTCGTACAGTTATAGGTCCAGACCCTACATTAAAGTTCAATGAAATAGGTATACCTCAGCATATTGCTGATACGTTATCAGTACCCGTTAGGGTTACGTCTTTTAATATAAATGAACTTACACGTATTGTAAATGAAGAAGATGGAGCTAATTATGTCATGAATTTTGATAATAAAAATGACGGACCTATGAGAATTAGTATGGCTCTTGCGTTATATGCACGTGGAACACAAGTGATGTATCAAGATATCATATATAGAAATGGTAAGAAAATACCAGTAGAAACTGTTCGTATCGATCTGAAACAAGGTGACATAATCGAAAGGAATGGTAATTTTATATCTGAAATACAATACCCTCATAAAAGAAGTTATAACTTAAAAATAGGAGAAATAGTTCACAGAAAACTTAAAAAAGGAGACATGGTTCTTTTGAACCGTCAACCTACTCTACATGCAGGTTCGATGATGGCTATGAGGGTTATTCCGAGAAGGGGACCAAATAGTCAGAAGACTATTACGATGAATTTGGCTGTTACTAAATCATTCAATGCAGATTTTGACGGAGATGAGATGAACATACACGCCCCACAGTCTATAGAAAGTATTGCTGAACTTGAGGAACTTTCGTGTGTAGATAATTTTATTATTTCGCCTCAAAGTAGTACCCCTAATATTCTTATTGTACAAGATTCATTACTTGGAGCTTACAAAATGACTGGAAGAAAGAAAAAGATAGATAAAGGTACCTTTATGAACATATGTTGCTCGTGTACGTTTAATAGCGATTTCGTACTGAAACGTTTGAGGCATATTAGAAAAGTTTTGAAAGAACTTAAACGACCAGTACAAGCTTTTACAGGCAAGGGTTTATTTTCTTTATTACTTCCAATAGACTTCTTGTATGAACAGGATAATGGAGTTGATCCAGATCAACCTATTGTAAAAATTTACAAGGGTGTTTTGATTGAGGGGTCAATATCTAAAGATAATATTGGTGGATCAAAGAAATCGTTGATTCTTCTTTTGCATAAAGAATATCCGAAAGATGTTGTTTGTAGCTTTATAGATAATATTCAATTTATGACAAATGCTTTTAATTTGGTTTATGGATTTAGCGTTGGTCTTGGAGATTGTATATCCACTAAAAAAGAAGAAATTGAAGATGCAATAACAAAATGTCTTATTGAAGCAGAGGGAGTAGAACAAACTACACAAAATGCAGGTATTAGAGAAGTTAGAGTAAACGCCGCTCTTAATAAAGCAAGAGATATCGGACAGAGAATAGCAAAAGACGCACTTGCTCTTGATAATAATTTTAAGAGTACAGTTACATCAGGGAGTAAAGGTGATTACTTCAATATCGCACAAATTGCTGGACTACTTGGACAACAGTGTATTAAAGGAAAACGAATACCGTTGATGTTAAATTGCGGAAAACGATCTTTACCTCATTATCTGTTAGACGAAGAGTTATCACTCAACGAAAAATACGAATCTAGAGGATTTATTAGAAATTCATTTATTCACGGTCTAAATCCAAAGGAGTTTTTTTTTCATGCAATGGCTGGAAGAGATGGTATTTGCGATACAGCTATGGGTACTGCAACTTCAGGTTATATAGAAAGAAAGATCGCAAAATGCACTGAAGATATTACAGTTAAATACGATGGAACTGTCAGGGATGCTCCAGGAAGTAGAGTTCAACTTTGTTACGGTGATAATGGGTATGATCCAGCAAATAGTATTATTATTAATGGCGAATCTCAATGTTGTGATGTTAGAAGGATAGCTAGGAAAATAGATATAAGAAGAAATATGTAAATTTATTTTCATATCTATTATACTTTATTGATTTGTTACAACAAATCAATAAAACTGATATCAACTACGTACAAATGACAAATTGTTTGAATACTATTTATTATTTGTATATCCAGAAATATAAAAATGATATTTAAACATAAGTATTCCGGAATTAAATAATAAATGGATTTTAAACAATGTGTAAGTAAAGCTGTAGACGAAGTCTTGTGTAGATATATGAAAACAGTGTCTAAGAAATACAGTATAGAGTATAAAGATCTTGAAGATATTTGGCAGCACAATACAATTGATACATCGCAAATTGGTACAACATCACAATCTATTCCATCACCATCACCATCACCATCGTCAAATGCAAATATCAATTCAGATATTAATCCTAAAATTATAGATTGTGTAGAACTTCGAAAAAGTACTGTAATGGAACTAAAGGGTATGTGTAAACAACGCGGATTGAAATGTTCTGGTAAAAAAGATGATATTCTGCGACGATTACTTGATGTTGAAAAAAGTACACCTAAGACTAATACCTCAGTTTTCGTATCTAAAAATGTATATAAACATGATGTTATTAAACAATTAAAATCAAATGTTTCTAGCTCCATTCAATTGAGACGAAATGCTTATGGTAATTATCAACATCCCCATAGCGATTTGATTTTTAATGATCAGAAGAAAGTTTACGGAACACAAAAAGATGACGGAACATTAGAAGATCTTAATGCGGAAAGTATCAATATTTGTAAAAAATATAATTTTGATTATGTTATTCCCGACAATTTAAATACGAATGACGCCGATATTGATATCGAAGAATTCGACAGCGATGAGGAGGTTGAAGACGAGGTTGAAGATAAGGTTGAAGATGAGGTTGAAGATGAGGTTGAAGACACAGAACCCGCTTCTAATCAAGTTCTATCTACAGAATATGTAGAAGCAGATAATGACGATATTTCAGAAGAAGAGCTTCTGGAAGATGAAGACGAAGATATTCCTTTGGACGATGAGTATTATTAACGTTAATTGTAAATTTATAGTTTATACTATAAATTTTGAGTTATTTAATTTCTATAGAAGTTGACCCTATTTAATTTTACTTCATATGGAGATTTATGTTTTGAAATATAATCTACAGCACCGTTGATAAATAATATCGTATTGTTCAGTCCTGAATCAAAGTCTCCTTCTTTTATATCATATGCTTCCATTTCTTTCATGATATTAATAGAATTCGTATCATCTATTTCTTCTATATCTTTTAATTCAACTAACTGTCCTAATATGAGTCTGATTGCTAGTATTATGTCTTGATTGTTGAATGTTGTTTTTGTGTTAGTTTCTGAATTATATTGTCTGATTCTTATAAGTATTTTTATGATAGCAATTAGGATATACTTTTCAAACGGTTCATTTACTGTACTATTGAATAATTTGTTCGAGGATGTCATTCGTTGTGCATCAGATATCATTTTCTGTATATCTGCAGTATTGGAACTATGTTTAATGATAAAGTATAACATTGTAGCGATATAATTCCATAGAACTTTTATTGATCCTGTATCTAATTCTTTCATATAACTTCTAGCCATGTCTGTATAAAACACTGGTACGGGTGTTTTGACAGTTTGTGACATTTTAGTAAGATGACTACAAGGCTGGTATATGTATGACAAAATTTCATTGACATATTTGCCCGTAACGGTTCCACATTTACCTTGTTTTTCACATAAATATAAATTCATGTAAGTTATTGACTGAATCATATCATTTGTTCTATCGGTAACCCATTTTTTTAAGAATTCATCTTTATTTATGACTGCTTCAATATTGGTAACAGAAATATGTTCAGGTATTTGTTTTCGTTCAGTTCTTAACTTTTGACGAATATTCATTAAATGATTACCAACAAAATTTTGACCGTTTCTATTAGGTCCTATTCCAAGCACTTTGTTCTTAACATCTGCGTATATTAATTTATGGTCTAAAGATCTTAACAATACATCCTGAAAAAATCTATGTGAAAACTTCTTATTCAAAGCTCTAGTAGTGTTTCTTTTCAATCTAGATTCAAACGCGATAGTATAATATTTTTTAAATATCATTGGTAAACTTTTTAATTCTACATAATTACGTCGATCTGTTTGCGATTGGTCTGGATATGTCATAATAAGATCATGAGCAATGGACGGACCAATCTGTTCATTATCTGTTTCAGAGTTGTATAATTTTTCAAGTAAGCACGCACATACGTAATGAGCCGTGGTTGGATAATTCTTTGCTTTTATAGATAGCATACGCGAGTATATTGAGGGAGATAAAATATCATTAGGATTAATTGTATAAATATTTACTTGATCGCTATTTGAGTTGTATGGTTTGAATTTTGTTGACATTCTATCTTTTTTATGTGAATATAACAGTTGTTCTGTGTACACTTTTTTATCTTCTGTATTGGTATTTATTGAATTATCGTCTCTTGTTTCGGACGATAATTCTTGCTGGTTAAAAGGATTATGTACGTTTACGTCACTTCCTGCGCTAGAAATTGACGGTGCTTTATCAGAAGATTTGCTAGATGATTTGCTAGAAATTGACGGTGCTTTATCAGAAGATTTGCTAGATGATTTGCTAGAAATTGACGGTGCTTTATCAGAAGATTTGCTAGATGATTTGCTATCTGTTATATAAGGATTTGATAATATCTCTTTTGCTTCCATTATATCTTGTTGAGTAATTTCCGGTCTATCGTCTAAAAATATCTCAATATCACCAGATACGTTATTATTCAACATACCTCTTTCATATAGATCGACAATCTTATTTTTAAAATTAATATATTCGTTACCATTCAGAGACTGATTAATAGCAATATTCTGATCTTCTTCCGATAAATTTTCGTAATTCTGTGCTATCAGGTCTCGTAAATAAAACCTAAAAATAATATCCTTTCTCTGCCATTTGCGTTTGAGTTGTAGATTACCTATTTCGTTTGCTCTAATAATAGCAACGAATAGATCATTATCGTTTACAAATTGTTCCTTAACATATATAGGCAATGTAAGACTGTCTTCGTTATAAAGTCTAATGAAATTAGACTTTTTGAGTAATTTTGATGTATCAAACTTATATAAAATATCTTTGTATCCCATATGTATATATTCAATAATATCATATCCATCTTGCATATGTCTCTTAAGAGATTTATAAACGCAATAGATTGTATATCTCTTATCTTCTAACGCTTCATTTTTTTGTTGTATAATCTTTTTCCTCTCTAGTAAGAATAAATGTTCCCTATACTGTTCTAATTGTAAGCCGTAAATATTCGCACCGTTACCATCTGTACCAGATCCTAACATTTCACCATTGTCTTTTAATACGAGTTTTTTATCTCCTGTATTTAGTAGAGCTTGTTTAGATTTAATGTTATTAAATATTACCGGAAAGGCGTTATTAAGAGCTTGTCTTATTATAGATTGTCTTTGTAATTCTACTTCTTTTACATAACACATTTGTACATCTTTTACACTAGAATTGCCTAATAAAGTTTTTCTACTATGTTCCCAAAACATGTTACCATATATATAGTTTCTAGGAGTATTCCATTTACGATTATCCAATTCCAAGGGATAATTATAATTGTTGCTAAGTTGACCGAAATGTTTCTCATTTGCATCAAAGATTACGATTTCCATTTATTATATATGTATATATTACTTAAAACTAAAATATAACCTTGTAAAAATGTCTGGTCTACTTTTTTTAACATCAAAAGATTTTTTCATTGGAAAAGGAGTACAAGGACAAATCTTATGTCATAATATACCATCTTTCTCATTGATATTATTTTATTCTACCCGATGCGGTCATTGTAATGATCTATTACCCATATTCAAACGTTTACCAGGAACTATCAATAACTGTCAGTTTGGTATAATTAATGTTTCTTCTAAAGAAGGACGGCCCGTAATAGCAATGTCTAAAGAAACTATTTCTGTTATTGATTTTGTCCCTTTCATCATTTTATATGTTAATGGAAGACCCTTTCTACGTTTTAATGGTCCTCGGGACGAAAATATTATCAGACAATTCGTTGTTGAAACAGCTAAAAAGATACAGGAACGTCGTCCATTTACAAAAAAAGACGGTATAAAACAGCCTGATAAAGGCAAAGGTATCCCAGAATATTCTCTCGGAACACCTTTGTGTGGAAAAGATAAGGTATGCTATCTGACAGAAGAAGATCTACTTGAAAGAGTTCGTGAATATAAGGTAAATAAATAATACACATTTTTGTTACAAAAATTTTAAATTGATATAAATATTCGCAATTGAATATTTATAACAAAATGTCAACATTTCCTCTATTTGATCAGTTATATCGCGAAACAGATAACAAAGACCTCTCCACGTCCCAAAAGAAAACTTTTCTAACAAAAATGGAAAAGATAGACAATGAAGGTATGCAACTGTTATTTGCTCTCATCAGCACATATCAAGAAAAGATAGATGAATCTAACCGAAACATTATACCTTATGGTGGTAAAAAAACTGGAACTAAAATAGTTGATATAGAGTATAACATTGATACAATACCTAATCATCTTCGTCAGATTCTGCATAAGTTTTTATTGATGCATATAAAACGTATTGCAGATGAGCAAAAGTTTAAGAGACCAATTGAAAACACCTAATTTATACGTGTTTACATTTAAAGTACATAAATATAACAATAATAATTATTATTATTATTATTATAGATATAGTTATCCATATCCAATTATTGTCATATGTTTTTATATTGCTAATATTTTTTTCCAACTCACATATATTATAACAACCGGGTGTTACGAATATTTCTTTTCCATTATAAGTTGCTTTTGACATGTCTTGCACTGTTTTACTTAATTCAATTGATTTACATTGACCATCTTCACAATAATATCCAATCATTTTAGGTTTAAATACGAATACAGTTTCATATCCTCTTGATTCTAGTTGTTCGAAATTTAGTGACGATGCAATTAACGTATTATTTTCTATAGCACAACAATAAATATCCCCGTATTTCAACTTGAAAGTATTTCCGTATGTTAATATCTCATTATTATCGGAATTATCCACATGGATAACTTTGAATGCGTCGAAACTAGATGATCCAGATATTTGAGTTATCTGCCATTCGAATGATTTTTCAAATTCTATTTTACTAAGTATATAGTTGGTATAAGGGACACGTAGAAATATATTGTCATTATATTTTATAGGAATATATCTAGCAGATAAAGTATTAGAAAATTCAAATGGGAGTAGTTGTATATTTACTCCATTAGATTTATCTTCAAACAACGCCAAAGGAGGTTCTTCTCCCTCTTTTCCCATAGATAGTTCTGTTTTTTGACTTACCAATTGTGTAACATCTAAGTAGAATACATTATTAGCTTCATTTGGAGGAAATGGATATGTTCTAGTGTCTATAAAGGTAGTAACTTCAGATTTTTTAAATTCGTCATAAATATCTTTAACTCTTAATTTGTATACTGGGTTCGAGTTCTTGAAGGTATTAATATCAATTGGTACACATATGTTTGAAGTAGGTGTTTTTATATAATATCCTACAGCACATTTGTCTGGATTATCAGTGCATTTGGATACACACTCGTCAAAACTGATATCATTTATACAATTTCCGTTAATAGTATCATTACAATCTGCTGTAGATATCTGAGCGAAAACGGAGTTAGGGAATATCAAGATATTATCATTTTTTGTATATTTTACAGGATGGGATATCTTATATTCTTCATAATCGATGTTAGAATGTACAGTAGACTGCGTGTTAATATTATCCATACTGTTTATCATACGAAATATAAAAGAGATACTTAAAAACAAAAACATTTGATAGAAAATGGCTATATTAGAGAAACTACTTATACTTCCACCCAGTACTTCAAAATTATTTTATTTCCCCTTGCAAGGAAAAGACAAATTTGTTCGGACTGGGACAATAGGGGACGGCAGTTGTCTGTTTCATGCGATGTGTCATGCATATTCAAGCGAATATGTTCACATGACTGACGATCAAAAGAAGGATTTAGTGTCAAGATTGAGAAATAATATAACAAAAGATATTAGTAAAAGTAAGTGGAAAGGTTTAAACAATAGTATTATATCTGTTGTTAGTTTTCAGGAAAAGGTGAATAAAATTATTACATATTTTTATAAATTGATTGAAAATGATAAATCTTTACGCACCAAGTCTATTAGTTTGCGAAAAGTTGCTGATATTATCCTTGTTAATAAACATTCTATAAATATATATTCCTCATTGTTCCAATTAATAACTTTACAAGATATAATTGGAGGTGGTGGAGTATTGGAATCATCGTACAGAGATTGTAGTAATATAGATATGTGTATAGAAAACGTAATGAAGAATTTAAGAGACATTGTGCGCAGAAAGCTTGAAGGCGGTGGGTTAGAACGCGACAGAGTAGATTTTTTAACTGAAAAGTTTATAATGTTAATCGATTGTGTTCTTGCTGAAGCAGAGGATAGTTCTTATAAAAAATATATACACGATTTACAGGATAGCAAAACATATATTGATCAGTATCAAATAGATCTTATTTCTGATAAATTTAATGTAGATATTTATTTTATTAATGCACATAACCGCCTACCATATATGACAGGTTCTGCTAAAAATACATATAAACAAAGAACTTCGTTTATCGTTCTCTGGATCGGCGATAATCACTACGAGATCATTGGTCGTGTTATAGAAGGAACCAATCATGTTGAACGTAAATTTAATCCGGATGATCCAATTATTAAAATGTTATATACTTTACATTGCAATCCAACCAAATTTGCAAATAAATATCCACAATATATTAGTTATTTACCGTTAGAAGTAAGAGATAGCTTCGGGGTTAAGTCTGATATAGATAAATATGATGACGATGAATATAGAGATAACTATAGCAGTAATGATGACGATATTTAAGTGATTAATTAGTTTATAATTTATGATATTTACTCATATATTATAATAACATAATATAAATGGATATAGAAATAGATGATTTTCTTCCAAAATATGAAGATATAAACAGGACAGAAATCGCATTGTTTAACCAATATACAAATAGTAATTTTTATGAATCATTGTACTTTAAGAAAGAATTTTATGACGAAAAACTTACGAGAGTAGAAAAGATACCAACAGAACCGGGTCAATTGTTCAAACATCAAAAAATAATATCAAGATTTCTTTCTAGTCATACTCCATATAACGAATTACTCCTAGCTCACAGTATGGGTACAGGAAAGAGTTGCTCCGCCATAGGAGTCATTGAACAGATTAGATCGGAGGGAGGTAATTTTAGGGGAGCTTTGGTGATAGCCCCTGGAAAAGGTTTATTAGATAACTTTATACAAGAAATTGCGCTAAAATGTACTCGTGATAAATATTTACCAGCTAATTATTATAATATAAGAGGCGAAACTAATCGTATGCATGCTTTAAGACAGGCAGTAAAACATTTCTATAAATTTAGAACTTATATGACTCTCGCTAAAGATATACAACAAATGATAATAAGGAATATTCCGAAAGATGATCCCGATCGTGAACAAAAAATGTATAAAAATATTCGTGAAAGGTTTTCAAATTTAATTATTATCATGGACGAAGTACACCATTTAAGACCAAAACCAAACGCCAAAAAAGACGAGAGAGTCACATACGAAATGATTAAACTATTATGTCGTGTAACAAGTAATCGTAAGATACTTTTAATGTCAGGTACTCCCATGAGAGATGGGCCCGAAGAGATAGCTAGTATTATGAATCTTATTCTTCCTAAGGACATTCCTATCGGTAAGGAGTTTATTTCTACATATCTCGAAGAACGGAATGACAATACATATAGAATAAAAAAATCAAAAATTAATGACCTGAAGAACACTCTAAGAGGAAGAGTATCAGTGTTAAACGCAATGGAATCAGAAGTAACAAAAAAATATATTGGAGTTAAAGGATATTATAACATGATTCATTCAATTATTGACATAGACGAAATGAGCGAATTTCAAAGCATAGCTTATACAGAAGCTTTTTCTAAGGATACAAAAGTAGGTAAATCTGGACAAAAGGGAGGTATTTACAGCAATTCTAGACAAGCTGATTTATTTGTATATCCTCCAAAACAAACAGGAGGTATCGGTATATACGGTCCAGAAGGATTCAAAGAATATATTAATGTATCAAAAAAGAGTAGAAAAATGGGTGAATACAGTAAATCAAGAAAGGCAACTCAAATATATTCATATTCATTAAAGGAGGATTTCAAAAATCAATTGAAGGGACATGATAATAACGACACCCTACAAAACATTGCAATTTATTCTTCTAAATACGCCAAAACTATTCAACAAATACTCGATGCTAATGGCAAATCTGTATTTATATATAGCGAATTTGTAACTGGAAGCGGTTCTATATTATTCACAAAATTATTAGAACTTGTAGGTTATTCAAAGGCATCAGGAGGCGAAACTACAAAATCAAAACGTTACGCATTGTTAACTAATTTAACATCCACAGTAAATGAAGTAAATAAACTAAAGAATAGGTTCAATCAAAAAGATAATATGAATGGAGAATATATACAGGTTATCATCGGAAGCTCCATAATTACAGAAGGATTTTCATTATCCAATGTTCAAGAAGAACATTTACTCACTCCTTATTGGAATTCTACACCAATTGAACAGGCAATTGCTAGAGGATTACGAGTAGGTTCTCATCAGAATTTAATAAATACAGGAATAAGACCTATAGTAAATATATATCAACATGCTAGTATTCCTCTAGATTATCCAAATACAAAATCAATCGATCTTATTATGTATAAACTGTCAGAAGCAAAGGATATATCTATCAAACAGATCGAAAGAGTAATGAAAGAAAGCGCCTTTGATTGCGGTCTTGTATATAATAGAAATAAAGTAATAGACGGTCTAGATGGTAGTAAAAAATGTGATTATCAAAAATGTGATTATGTTTGTGACGGATTATCGGTTGAGGAAATAGAACGTGATATACCAAATTCGGACTTAGATTACTCAACGTTTCAATTATATTATTCCAAAGATAACATTATACGAATTATAGAGAAGTTAGAGAGTATGTTTAGAACCAACTTCTCTATACAGTTAGAAAATATAATAGAGAACTTTCCAGAGTATTCCGGTTTTGAATTATTATCATCACTGAGATTAATCATAAATCAAAATAAGGTCATTACAAACAAGTTTGGATTTCCTAATTATCTAAAGGAAGAGAATAATCTATTTTTTCTAATTGATAAATTATCAGATATATCATCATATTTTTCTTCGTATTATACTAAATCACCTGTTATATTAACAAACAAATCATTTACAGATCTTATCAACGAACAATGGATAAACACGTTACCTGTAATAATCAAAAGATTGCAAGTAGCAGATCAATCAGAATTTGAAATGCAAATTAAACGATTACCACCAGAAATTCAAGAAACTTACATTGAAGCATCTATACTCGCTAGAAAACAAGGAAAACAAGAGAATATAAAACTACAGAATAAAATTCACATTTACTTTAAAAATTATATATCAGAGATTGATGGTATATGGGTATCAACATATCTAAAAGAAAGAAATAACGGATCGCTAAGATGCTTGATTGATAATAACTGGACAGACTGTGAAGAAGACATGCAATTAAAAATCGAAGCAGGTAGAGAGGATAGAATAAATCGTCTTCTTAATAACAAATACGGTTATTATGGTATTATTGATAAAGAAGTTCCGGACTGGTTGTCTATAAGAAAAATAGAAGGTATGTCTGTCACAGATCTTCGAAAGAAAACTACTGGACAAAATTGTAAATCGTGGAAAAAAGAAAACATAATACCTCTAGCAATCAGTTTACAGTTGGACTATGAAGTTACTCCAAAGTTGTTCAAAGATGTAGACGTAGATAATAGAAAACAATTGGAAAAATTCGTACTCTCAAATACAGCTTTCAAAAAAGTCTACAAGGATACATATAAAACACTATCAGACGATGATTTGAAACGTGCTTATTATTGGAGTAAAATAAGTCTTAACGATGCTTGCCCAAAGATTAAAGAATGGTTTTTACAGCATGATCTGTTTGATTATGGTACAGCGACAACAACGAGTAAAAAGAAAACAGATGTACCCCAAAAGTAAAATGATTATTTTAGAATCAAATTGCTTTAAAATAAACAAATGAGTATACTATATATGCCAGAAGAGATATTAAATTTATGTTTTATGGATTTAGATTTAAGTGATATACTGTCCATTAGAAATACATGCAAACAATTAAAACATGCAGCATCGGAAGTTAGTATACATGTTAATACAGACTGGTCGTATGACAAAGATAAAGGCAAGAAAATATTACCTAACGCACATGTACGCAAATTTAGAAAGGAGTTAGATGAAACAAATGGTATCTCTAAAATATATATGGTTTGCGATTCTGGTAGTAAGACATTACATTGCGAAGATGGTCCTGCTATATACAGCGAAGCTGGTAGAGAATACTATAACTATGGTAAATTACACCGTCTTAGTAATAATGGTCCTGCAATTGAATATAATTTTCGTAACGTAAACAATACTGACTATAATTTCAATGCGGGATATTACAACGGTACTGACATGAGGAAAAAACTATCTTACAATGGTATATTCGAAGAATATTGGGAAAATGGTAATAGAATTAGTACAAAGTAGATCCATTTTTTCTCTTAATATAATATGATAGACGGAAAATTAACAAACAAACACCTAAAGGAGCTAAAGAAATAAATTACGTAGAGGAAGAGAAAAAGATTTAGGCAATCACACGAACAACAGAAATGATAATAATATAAATGAAATTCAAAATGAATTTCATTTATATGATATATAATATATTACAAATGTCGTCACTATCGAATCAACTTGAAGGTGTAATCAAAGAAGCGATAAACACATTCGCAAATAAAATAGCAGAGAAATATAATATTGATCATACAGAACTAATTGATCTATGGGAAATATCTTCAGGAATGAAGTATTCGATTCCTACCTCGCCTCATAAATCCGTAGAGTCTCATAAATCCGTAGAGTCTCATAAATCTCCTAAACAATTATCTCTATGCGATAAAAGCAATGATGGGGGATGTCCGTATGTATTTGTCAAAGGAGGACGGGAGGGTCAGAAATGCGGGTCAAAAAGTAAGAACGGATTAGTTTATTGTGGGAAACATTCCAAATGTGAGGGTGTGGGTCAAAAAGAAAAGAAAAATATTACAAGCGTGGGTAGAAAGATTTCTGTGCCAAGTAAACCCAGTAAATCTATTAATAAAAGTAATAATAACGTAGAAGTAATACACTTTAAAACTAATAAGAAGGTTGGTAAATTATGGAACGAATCAACAGGTCTTTGTTTAAAGTCTAATAAGGAACATATTGTTATTGGAAAAATACTAAATGATAAAATTATGCCTATTGACCAGGAAGTTATTCAGCTTTGTAATACTCACGGTCTTGCATACAACAAGGTAGTTGAAGAAGAGGTAGTTGAAGAAGAGGTAGTTGAAGAAGAGGTAGTTGAAGAAGAGGTAGTTGAAGAAGAGGTAGTTGAAGAAGAGGTATCTACTATTAAAATACCAAAAGTTAAGATATCCTCAAATAAAATTATTTCTGATATAAATATACTTGGTGATTTGAAGAAAACAATAGACGGAAATCTAAATGGTTCATCAGTTGAAGAGGTTCTTAACGAAATTACGCAAGAAGACAATACCGAAGACGAGCTTGAGATTAGCGAAGACGAGCTTGATGAAGATGAAGAGATTCATATAGAAGATTAGTAATATTAATAATGATTAATCCTAAACATAACGTTTAAGATTAAATATGATAAATATATACAATATTATTCAAATTGATACTTAACAATAACATTTAAAATAAATAATTAAATAAATGCCAGAATCTAGTGAATGCAGACTAACCGCAGAATTTCTTAACGAGTATCTTCAAAACACATGTATAACAGACTGGAGTTTTATAGCAGGTAAATATGAGAAATCATGTCCTAATGGGTTTGAAGAATTTGATAATGAATTACCTTTAATTGTAGAAGGAGTATATTGTAAAGGAAAATTTATTTACTTCATTCTATTTAACGATAGTGGTTATTTTTATATAATGCATAGCTTACGGATGACAGGGTCTTGGAAAAAAACGAACGATGATTATTCTACATGTTGTGTTAAAATACATGATAAACCTGCATTATGGTTTCGCAACCCAAGAGGATTAGCAACTTTTAAATTTACGAGTAGTAAGCATGTGTTAGACGAATATATAAACAATCTAGGACCTGATATATTAAATCCTGTTGAATTTAATTTATCTACATGGAAACAAATTATAATTGATAATAATAAAAAAAATATAACTGCGTTGATGATGTGCCAAAACATAGTTAGTGGAATTGGCAATTATCAAAAAGCAGAAAGTCTTCATTATGCTAGAATATCACCGTTAAGAAAAACAGAATCTTTAACAGAAGAAGAGATAGATCGACTATATCAAGGTATTGTTTTGGTATCTCGTTCCAGTTATAATCATGGCGGCATGTCGATGCAAGATTATACAGACGAAAATGGTAGAAGAGGGTCCTATAGTTCACACTTGAAGATTTACGGAAAAAAGAATGCAACTAAGACAAAAACTGCAGATGGAAGAATTACTTATTGGGATTGCAATATTCAGATATAAGTTCTAATAGCAATTCATAAAGTAACTTTATGAATTGCTATAGTTCAAATGTATCTTGAACTGTTATTTCTTTTTAACACTAAAAAGAAATAATATTAATATTAAATGGACAATCAGTATCATACAATTTATTTTAATTTAAATACGATAAAAGACACCCAATCGGATTTTTTAAAGTATCTTCAATACTATCTGCAACAGGCGTCGAACAGATGCGCTGAAAAGACTTTTGGACTCGAATTTGACAGTTTGAAACATGATGATTTATGGGAATCTTATAGCTTTGATGGTCTTATAAACGACATATCCAAGGAACATTTTACAATGGTTGTAGTTAAAGCAGAATATTATGAATCAATAAGAGCAGATTTGAAAAGAGTAGTATTAAATGGTGATTTGTTTAAAAATACATTAGGACATGTCCATTTAACATGGGATAAAAACCTAGATATTTGTGCTTTATGGGATGTGTGTTTACATTTTAAAAACATCGAGCCAGGAACGAAAGGAGGAGGGTCAATTCTTATTGCTGAAGTTTTAGAGAGTATAAATGATATTATTTCAAATAGTACTTTGTTATGGTTATGTGTAGATTTTAGGAATAATGAATTCACTAAAGTGTGTAGTTTATATGCAAAGTTTGGATTTTCAGATCCTTATATAAGTAAATCAGGTCCATTTGAAAACTTAGGTAGTTTTCCTTTGGGTTGTTTATGTTTGTCTCGTAGAAACATATTTGTTGACGAAGAAGATATTTTCAGAACAAAAACTCTCTTTCAAATAACTTATGTAGTCGGTCAATATATTAAATTACAAATCGCAAATAACAACCCTAACCCTGCCGTCAGCACTAGTGTCCGTGATATGACAGTGTTAGCACTTACGGATACGGAGAAACAAAACGTACAAAATGTATGCAATATCAATATAGTATTTCCTATCGAAACAGTTAAACGTCTATATAGACTAACAGCTTATTCCACATATAACCCTGACTTAAATACTACAACACAAAAAGAAACATCAGGAAGTTTTTATGTTAAACAGAACGAATCATATGGCGTCGAATCATATGGCGTCTGGTATGCAAAAATTAAAAACACAAGAGAAATGGTTGGGTCAGAAGAAATGGTCGGTGCTATACCAACACGTTACAATTTTCATACACATACACGTGACACATACGAAAGAGAAAATGTCAATATTTCTTTTCCTTCTGGTTTAGATTGGCCAGGGTATTTGCATCAAGTACTTTCAGGAAAAACTTCTCTTCATTTTGTAATAACAAAAGAAGGTATTTATTCGTTACAAATAAACCCGTTTTGGTGTAAACAAATGGAAATATTACAGCAAGAACTTAATAAAATACCTGATTGGTACGATAAAATGAAACCCTTATTTCAACTCGTTAGAACAGTTCCAGATGGGCAAAATGTGATAGAAGCAGCAAAAAAATACACTGAAGATATAAATACTAAATTATTCCTTGGAATTACAGAACCTATATTTGTATGTGTATTTTTGGATTGGGTAGGATTGTTTAACCAAACATCTTCCGGAATTTACGCTAATTTACCAGTCATTTATGGTCAATGTTTTTTAAGCGATGAAAGTTTTGAGGCACGTAATCACTTCGAATAATGAGGATAAAAACGTGTTGATGGAATAATATCTTATTATACAACTTAATACTGTTAGTATTAAGTTGTATAATATTTCTTAGCTGAATAGTGGTTTATGTTGTCCTGAAAACCCAAATTGTCCTGCAGGCATGGTAGGATTCTGTCCGAATGTTGGTTTATTCTGTCCTGAAAACCCGAATTGTCCTGCAGGCGTGGTAGGATTCTGTCCGAATGTTGGTTTATTCTGTCCTGAAAACCCGAATTGTCCTGCAGGCGTGGTAGGATTCTGTCCTGAAAAACCGAATTGTCCTGTAGACGTAATGGGATTCTGTCCGAATGTTGGTTTATTCTGTCCTGAAAACCCAAATTGTCCTGTAGATGTAATGGGATTCTGTCCTGAAAACCCAAATTGTCCTGTAGATGTATTAGGAGAAGGAGCAAGAGTGTTATGTTGTCCTGAAAACCCAAATTGTCCTGTAGATGTATTAGGAGAAGGAGCAAAAGTGTTATGCTGTCCTGAAAACCCAAATTGTCCCGAAGATGTATTAGGAACAGTATTAGGAACAGTATTAGGAACAGTATTAGGAACAGTATTAGGAACAGTATTAGGAACAGTATTAGGAACAGTATTAGGAACAGTATTAGGAACAGGAGTGTTATGTTGTCCTGCAAATCCAAATTGTCCTGTAGGAGTATTAGGAACAGGAGTTTTATGTTGTCCTGCAAATCCAAATTGTCCTGTAGGAGTATTAGTAGTATTAGGAGTAATAGCAGGAATGTTATATTGTCCGTTAAACCCAATTTGGGTAGTAAGAGTAGTATGTTGTGTATTAAATTCAACATTTTCCAGTTTTATATTAGGAATCTTCCGTGTAGAAATCTCAGTAGATGAGAAAGTATGAGAATTAGTTTCTGTAGAAGATAATAACGAACAATTCTTTAATATGTCTATAATAATAGTGTTAAGTATCTTTGTATCCCAGTATATAGTGAATTTACTATTAAATAAATCTTTTATACCTGAAAGATTTATATTTTCTAATATATATTCTCTGAATATTGTTACATTTTTTTTGAACACATCTTCATTTTTAAACAATTTACACTCGATTACTTTAACATTATAATTATCACAACAAATTCTTATTATACCTTCCAGTCGATTTACGTCTTTGACTGGTATCTCGTACGACGAATCTATCTCCTGAAATGTCACATCTGCGTCTTCTGACGGGGGCAGGAATATTATTATTTGATCCTTCGGCGAAGTAAATTCAAAGCTTGATCTCTCGGGGAACCAGTAATTAAATATTTGTTGTAACGCTGTAACAGAACTAGTATGAGTGCTTGATCTTTCTACTGCTATAATATTTTTGAATTTGAATGTAGACATTTATTTATTAGAAAATCAAATATATATTTTTCAATTTAAAATCTGCGACTGTCAATAGTGTTCATAAAGTTTAAATCAGATGTGTTGTTTTATAGTCCATCTTTAATCAAAAAAAAGATGACTTAAAAACCTATTTTTTTTTGATTAAAGATGGACTATAATACCGAATTGACAAGTCTACAAGAACAAGTAAATCAGTTTGATACTACTTCTCCAATTATTCAAACTCTTGACGGTAGCGATGAACAAGTTCCAGTTTCTACCAGAAACATATGGAATAATAAATACTTTGAATATGGATTATATATTGGTATACCTATAATTATTATAGGGTTATTAGCTTTTATTAGCCCTTCATTTACACAAGAGGACACTGTAGATGAAGAAGGTGACGAATCAACACAAACAAATTTGGTTAAAGTATTGACATGGGGAGTGATGATATCAGTGCCTCTTGTAGTTGGAGTGTATATTTTTATGAGAAAGAAGAAGAAAATGTCGTAATATTCTTTACATAAATAAAGCATGAATATTGTTCTAAAAATATTACTATATGGTATGTTAGGTACAATATTTTTCTATATTGGATATATTAC